TGAATCCAGCTATGAATCTTAGCCCTATGCAAAGAATGGGTAATAATATGCCACCAATGATGTATCAAGAGGGTGGTAAAGTGTCTCAAGAAGATGTTTTAAGAATGGTTGATTCTTTGTACAGCGATGTAGAAAATCCTTTTACTAGAGAGTTATTATTTCAAACTGACCCTGATATGAAAGATATGCCGGGTAGAGTAAATCCAATGAGAGCACTATTAGAAGCTTTGACTACGCAAAGAGCTACAAGAGATGGTGGTAGATTTAAAAGCATGATGGGTAGATACAAGCTAGATGATAGCCCAAAACCTAGAGGTATTGACGAACTGTTAAGTAATATTAACTTACAAAGCATGATGCAAGAAGCTAAACCCAGCAGGAAAGGAAGAGACCAGTCTCAAATAGTGCAAGATAATCTTGCTAGACGGATAGGTTCTAGCTCTGATATACAAACACCAAATGATTTAGTTAGATACTTGACGACTGTTAGACCAGCCTTTGAAGTTAGCAGCCCTAAAGATAACGAAAACATAGAGAACTTTTTTAAGATGCTAGAAAGTATAGACGCTGTTCCTAAGTCTAGAAAATCAATGCAAATGGGTGGGCAGGTACAACTTAGAAAACAAGCTGAAATGAAAAGGTCAAAAACTCCAGAATTAAACATTCTCTTTCCAGATTTAACCCCTAGCTCTCCTCCTGATATTAGCGGTTTCAATGAGCCAAACATAAGCGAAACACCGATGAGATTGCTTATTGATACAGGTAAAGTAAAAAAAGAAGTTGGAGATATCAATAGAAGTAAGGGTTTCAAAAACGCAATAAATTACAATGCTTTATTAGAGGAACTTGACAAATACTTTCCAAAAAATTTATCAAAAGCCCAAGAGGGTGGTATGATTTCTGATAACAATTTGATGGGAGCCATGGCTAATGACAGGAGAGTGGCAGCGTTACAACCAGATGTTTATTCTTCTAAGATGGAAAATGGAATGACAGTTGAGCAAAAAATGATGGTGCCAAAATTAGCAGAAGCAGTACTACCTGTGTATGGGATTGAGACTCCTCTGTCTAGAAGACAAAGTTCTATGCTAAAGAAAAATGCAGTTAGCCCAAGTGCTTTGAATCCTAATGTAAAAGGGCTAGTAAATAGATTGTTAGTACAAAGATTAGCAAACGAGACTACTTAATGGTATTAGAAAAAGATAAAAGAGCAGATTATAACCAAGAACTATATCGCAGATATAGAGATGCTAGAAAAAGCTGGGATACCGAAGCTCGTTTTGATATAGATTTCTTTCATGGTAACCACTACTCTACAGAAGAAGTAGATGAGTTACAATCAAGAAACCAAGCTGATGTACCAATGGATAGGATTGGACCAGCTATTGAAAAATTTAAAGCTGTTTTAACTTCACGTTCTCCAGCATTTACCATGACACCCAGAGAAGACTCCGATGTAAAGATTGCTTCTATATGGAGAGTTATCATGGGTTATATCTGGGGTAACTCAAATGGTGATTATCAATTAAAGCACGCAATACACGATTATGCAACGACCGGATTAGGTTATTTGTATTCGTATGTAGACCCTGAATCAGATTTTGGTAGAGGTGATGTCAAGTTCACTTATGTAAATCCCTTTCGAGTATATGCCTCTCCTAACACCCGAAATCGTTGGTTTGATGATGCTGAAAGTATTATTCTTTCCACGATACTAACCGGTGAACAGGTCGTCAACCTCTACCCTGAATTAGGAGAACAAGAAGACCCAGAGACTGGAGAAATGCAAGTTGGCATTATACAGGATTTAGAAAATTATCTTGAAGAAGATTATCCTGATGCAATGAATGCTAATAATAAAAAGATATTTACTCCTTCTGAGGTCAAGGATTTAGATTATTATGAAAGACAAAAGTATCAGATACTAGAAAGATTCTACAAGGTTAAAGTTAATTTTTACCGTATCATAGATATGCAGAACGGTGAAGAAGTAATTTTGAGTGAACCTGAGTATGCAGAGTTTATTGAAAACAATAGAGAACAGATAGAAGCAGGTCAATATGAGGTTATACCAGTAAGACAGACTAGAGTAAAGGTTTGTGCTAGTATTGGTCAAGTTGTTTTGTATGAGACTATATTGAATACTGACCACTACCCTATAGTTCCCTTTCCAAATGTGTTTACAGAAACCCCTTATCCAAAGTCAGATGTATCAAGGGCAAGACCCATGCAAAGGCTTTTAAATAAGTTATGGTCATTGGCACTGTCACACGCACAAGCATCTGGAGGGTTAAAGCTATTAGTCCCATTAGGAAGTGTAGAAGACCTTGGTCAACTAGAAAGAGATTGGGCAAATCCAAACGCAGTCATAGAAGTAGATAGTACACAGGGTGAGCCACACTTTCCAGCTCCGCAGCCATTGTCTTCTGAGTTCTATAGACTAATACAACAGTGTGAGTTCTATATTGACTTTACATTTGGATTACCTGAGATGATGCACGGTTTTGCAGAAAAGGCACCAGAGACAGTAAGAGCTACGGAAAGGATGATATCCCTAGGTTCAGAAAGACCAAAGTCAAAACTAAGAGACATAGAGTTTAGTATCAACAGACTAGGACAGGTGTTGTACAACTTATCCAAAGGTCACTACACATATAAAAAGATTTTTAGGCTTAATGAAGCCAATAATGATATTACAGAAGCAACTATTAATATGTATGATAAAAAGGTAGGAGCAATACTAGATATCAAAAAAGAAAAACATAATTTACAACAGCATGACGTTAGAATTGAGCCCGGTTCTACGCTACCAACCAATAAGTATGCAGAGCTTGGTGTATACATGGAAGCATTTAGAATGGGCATCGTAGATAGAACAGAGGTTCTCAAAAAGAATCCTGAGATATTTGACAAGGAAGGTGTAATGAGAAGAACAGAAGAAAGACAGTTATTACAACAACAGATTGCTGCAATGACCGAGCAAATTAAGAATTTGGAGGGCGACCTCCAGACTGCCCAAAGGGAGTCCATAAGTGATAGAAAGAAAGTCGAAGTCGAGAAATTCAAGACTAGATTGAAAGATATCTCTTCGGACGCCAAAGCTGATAGACGAGTTCAACTAAACAACCTACAATCAAAGGTGAAGCTCGAAGCGGAGAAATTAGCGAATGTTAGAAAAGACGCTAGTTCTGCTCCTGAAGCTTAGAGACATCTGAAAGGAATATAATGGATAATCAACAAGTAGAGGCTACACCAACCGCTGATGGTTTGGTAGATGGTGGCGCTGATATAGTACAAGAAGTAAGAGAACAAACAGACGCTCAGTATGAGCAACAAGCTGAACAACCTGTAGAGCAAGCTGTAGACTACAATGCTCCAGAGGTCAATGTAGAAAGCGAAACAACTCCAGTAAATGAATGGGAGGTAGAAGCACGTAAATTTCAATCTATGTATGATAAATCAACAGCAGAGAATGATAAACTACGTAAGTTTGAGCCTCTTGGACAATTATTAGAGCAAAGACCTGATTTGGTAAATATGCTTCAAGAAAATATCAATGCACCACAACAAACACAACAACCACAACAACAGCAACAACAAGGTCAACCGGGTCTGAAACCGGAAGACTTTAACCCTTGGGATGCGTATCACACTCCAGAGTCACCTTCTTTTAAGTTCAGGCTAAATCAACAGATGCAGCTTGCCAAAGATGTCGTTGATAATGCGATGGCGCAACAAAAGAGACAGATGCAAGAAGAAATAACCTACAACAATACAGTCAATGAGCTTAGAAACACTTATAAGTTTTCGGATGGAGACGTTCAAGAGTTTATGGGGTTTGTTACTCAGCCCAAAGAATCTGTAGGGTTATCTAATCTTGTCAAGCTATTCAGAGATGTAAAAAACAAAGGTAACGCTCCAGAGACAGCCCAAGCAGTACAGAATGCCCAACAACAACCTAGAACAGCCGGAGTACTACAAGGTGGTGCACAAAGCTCACCAAAGAGTACAGAGAATCAAATGTGGGATAATATAGTAAATGCTGGGAGTCGAAATAGCGTCCTTTAATTAATCACATAATGGAAGGAATGACAAATGTCAACATTTAATAATCCACATCCACTCAAGGTTGGAGACCCCGGTGCAGTTATAGACAGCACGATTCCTTCGAGACGACTGTTTAACTTTAGTGATAGAGTAGCAGACCTCGCTCCAGAAGAATCGCCGTTTTTTGTATACTTATCCAAGGTAGCCAAAGTCCCTACGGATGACCCACAGTTTAGATGGTTGAAAGACAGAAACAAGATTGATATGACAGATAGAAGTTTTCGTCTAGCAGCCGCTCACACTGTACCAGCTGCAGGCAGTACATTAACTTATACTGTTGAAACTGCTGGAACTTCACAAGGTTCAGTAGACTTTCTTATAAAAGGAATGGTCTTCGCTGTTGGTGAAACTAATGCTTCAACCAACGAACCAGAAACCGCAATCGTCAGAATAGAAAGCTCTCCAGTAGACACTGGTGATACAACCACATTTACTGGTCGTACTGTGTCTGCAGCAACAGGTTCAACCACCGGAGCTGCTGACCAAACACTATGTACCGTAATCGGTAGTGCATTTGAAGAAGGAACTGGTTCTCCAGACTCTTTCTCAAAGCATTTAGATAACGGTGTCGGATTCTGTCAAATCTTTAAAACCTCTTGTGAGTTAACCAATACTGCAAGAGCTACTGTATATCGTGGATATGCTAGTGAGTTTGATAGAATCTGGAACTTAAAATTACGTGAGCACAAAGTTGATATCGAAAGAGCTATGCTTTTTGGTCAAGGTGGTCTCGTAAACGGTATATCTTATTCTGATGGTATCATTGGAAGTATTGTGAAAAATTCACAGTCACAAATTAAAGATAATGCTCAGTTAGATTACACACAGGATAAAGCATACTTCTCAACCCGCTCAGACGCACAGTTCACTTACGATGCGTTACTAGCTGACTTAGAAGTTGTCTTTGACCCTGCACGTGGTGGAGCTGGCGCAAAGCTTGCGTTATGCTCATTACCTGTAATCACATTCTTTAATAAGATGGCAAGTTCAGGTACTTTCTTATCTTCAGTACATTCTGCTGCTAATCCTTTAATGTCACAAGAGAAAGGTTCTTTTGGACATAAGGTGGTCAAAGTAGAAACTATTCATGGTGACCTAACCCTAGTAAAAGAACCTTTATTTAGAGGTTTTGCTGCTGGATTCATGGCTATGGTTGACTTGGACCAAGTTGCTTACAGACCTTTAGTTGGTAACGGTGTAAACAGAGACACACACATTATGACTAATGTGCAGTCTGCTGATGAAGACCTACGTAAAGATATGGTATTGACTGAAGCTGGTTTAGAGGTTTCTTTACCAGAAGCACACGCATTGTTTAACTTTGAATCTGCTTACACAGCACCATAATCTAGGAGGTAATGAATAATGAGAGCCGCAACAAGAGAAAAGAATAGTGGTAAAGGTGGATTTCTACAAAAGATAGAACCAATCACCGTAGCTCGTACACTAACAGCCGCTGATAGTGGTAAGGTCTTCATGCTAAGTTCAGCAGGTGGAGCTTACTCTGTCACATTGCCAACTGCCTCATCCGGAGTTGATGGTATCCACTACAAGTTTATTGTAGAGGAAGAGACCCCAACAGGAGCTATTACTATAGCTGCAGGTAGCGCAATCATTAGTTTAGTGATGAAAGACCCCGGTGGTAACGCCTCAAACTCAACAGCAGGTACACAGGTATCTAATATCGTAATTGGTACTTCAGCGCAGAAAGGCGACTACATTAACATAATGTACGCTGGTGGTGAATACTTAGCAGAAGCGATGTCAGGTATTGATGACGCACTAACCACTTCATAACCCTAAACAATACGGGTAACAGACTTGGATTCTGTGGGGGTTACTGAAAAAGAGTAGCCCCCGAATATCCTAAACATTTAAAACAGGAGTAATTATGGCTGCTTATGGTAATTTAAAAGTAAAAGTTATGATACATCCCGGTAATCCCGGAGAAGAAGATGGCGCAGTAGGAACTATGGCAAGGGATATCAAGGATTATGTAGCTACTTTAGATTCTACCAATAATGAAGTTTTATCTATCACACACACACAATTAAATGGTGATAGAATTATGACATTAATTGTCGGAGGAACTTAATGAACTGTCAGCATTGTGAAGCTGAAAATGAAGGTGGATGGTTTTATTGTAGGGAGTGCGGTAAAAGAGCGCATCCTCCTAGGTACAGTACAGCTACAATTATAAGGGATAGCCGTTTTGCAACTGCTATTCGCAAAGACCATATTAACTTTAAAACCATGTCTATGGCAGAGGACATAGAATCAAAGGGAGGACAGATAAGTGGCAACATTTAGCGCACAAGTTGTTGACTTGATTGGTACTTTTAGCGATGAGACAGCGTTAGATACCTTCATAACAGAAGGCGCTAATCAAGTGATTGACGCTATGCCTCGACCTTTGCTTGAAAGAATAGCAGAAGAAACAACTGTTACGGACGGCACTACCACTTCAGAAGGGCATAAGATATTGTATGTACTGAAAAACGATGGAACAATAGACCAGCCTTGTAGACAGATACCTGCTTACAAAAGAGGGAGGGTTCAGGATTCATCTGACATGGAGTTTGCTACCAATACAGACCCTGTATATTACATACAAGATGGAAAAATAAACATATTTCCAAATGGCAACGGTTTGATGGTTTCTGTTCCTACTTACAATCAAGGCTCACCGTTAGATGCTAGTGCTATATCTACGATAACAAATTTTCCTGACGAATACGAATATCTAGTTACTACCTATGCAGCTATAAAAGCATTGCAACAAAACATGAGTGGATTGGTAGAATCTGATTTAAGCATATCAGCGTCTGCGCCTAGCGCTCCGAGTATAGGAACTGTAAGTTATTCAGCAGCAACAAATGCAGATGCTTCTAGTACAGCTGTAGGTGCGATAACAGTAGCTACGGTTTCTAAGGCAGATATCAGTGGAGACGTTCCAGCTTACACTAAACCATCTACAACTGTAGATTTTGGAACTTTATCTAGTAGCGATTCTTCAGCGGGAACAGAAGCTAGTTTAGGGTTTGATGATTTTATTGCCAGTGAAGACCCTGAGATGGCGGCAATAAGTTTACAAAAACAACAAGAATTATTAAGAGCGCATCAAATTGATATACAAAACGAACTAAACGAGTTCAATAAAGAAAACACGAGATATCAAGCAAATGTACAGGCAGAGTTAGCAAAGCACAATAGTGATTTACAAAAAGCATTAAGACAGGCTCAGGTAGACGCAGCTGATGCACAACAAGAAGCAGCTCAAGCTACAGATATTGATAAGTTTAACAAATCACAAGACCAAGTGTTAGCACTGCAAAATGCAGCCCAAACTCTACAGGCTACAATACAAAACAATGACGACATCATACAAAAGTTTTTAGCTGAG